CGAGAGGGTCATAGATATTCATTGACGTACCCGGTACGTGGTAAGCCATAAACGTTGACATAATCGTCTGGAGAAGTCCTCGCGACGGATCACCCATCTGTGCGTTAATGTCTGTTAGGTTGATCGCATTAGGATCGCCTCCGGATTCCGTCTGCATCTGATAGAGAACCTGCCCGGCAAGGGAAAGCGGGAGCCCAAGCATGGATAGGGCCTGGGCGACTACTCCGGCCCAGCGCTGAACCCCGGAGCCTCCTCCACCACCAAATACCTTGCTAAAGAAACCACTGATCTTACTCCCGACCTTACCGGCGAATGACCCTAGGGCCTGTAGAGCCTTCTGCGGGAGTTTAGCGATATTAACCAGCGACTTGTTAACAAGCGCACCTAGGGCCTGCGGCCATCCGCCAAATACCTTGCCGACAAAATTCTTTAGGTCGCCGGCAGAGAAGATACCGTGAAGGAGCCCGGCCGTAATCGCCTTACCTATTCCAATCATAACCGTCGATGGCGAGGCAATCCCAAAGAAGTGCTTTACGGCATTGACTACTGGCTGGACTACATTGTTATTGATCCAGGAGCCGACTCCCTTGATAGCACTCAGGATGCCATTATAGAGCCCGCTGATAATATTCGATCCGGCCGAGGTAAGCCAGTTGGCTGCATCATGGAACCAGTTGATTACGTCGCTCTTGAGGCGAGTGAACACATTCATCAGATCGTGCCATCCACGGATAGCCCGGCCGATTGTATTGTTCCATATCGAATTCCAGATGTTCTCAGAGCCCGACTGAACATCATGCCAGTACTGGATAACCCGTGCCTTGACATCATTGAAGATAACCTCAAGGTCATGACCTCCGCGAATTGCCCGGCCAATGGTATTGTTCCAGATACTGTTCCAGACATTCTCTGATAGGGACCTGATATCATTCCAGATAATATGGAGGAAGTTCAGGATTGAATGCCACTGGTTATGGAAGAGGTCTCCAATAAGGCTAAGACCGTCATGGAACATGTTGCGTAGGTTGTTCCATTCCTGCCTGGTTAGGTTCTTCAGGTCGCGCCAGAGATTGCCCCAGTGGAAGGTAATGATATCAATCAGGATCTTGAATATGCCAATAACGAGATCTGCGAATCCCTTGATGTCTGAAACGATAAACTTCATGGCATCGGTCGCGGGCTTGCGTACTTTCTTCCATAGGGGACCCCAGTGTGTCTCAATCCACGTCGCGAGATTAGCAAGCCAGGCGAGAGCGTCAAAGATAGCTATGGGAATCTGGAACAGGAAGTTAAGGAAGTCCGCCATCGCCTTCGGGTTCTTTGCGACAGCATCAGCCATCCGGGAGATAGACTGCGCGAGAGAGTCGGCAATACCAGGTATATCAGGAGCAAAGGCATTGAGTATCTTGACGAATGCGTTAGCTACGTCCTGGATGGACTTAACAACGGCCGGACGGGCAAAGGCATTCAGTACGGTATCTACAAATTTCTCTACGGGCCCAGCGATAATCCTTATAGCTCCGGAGAATACTGGCGTCATCTTCCCCAGTACCTTAGAGGCCGTATTTGCGATATTCGTCATTACAGGGACAAACGCCGCGCCAATCTTAGTAAGGTCGGCTATCGCGTTGGTCTTGAGGTTGGAAAATGCCTGACGTACCTGCTGCTGTCCCTTAGTGGTCTCATTTATGTTTGCCTTCTGTAGGGCTGTTAGCTTAGCCTGAGAAATTGCGAGCTGAGACTGAGCGACTGCTAGCTGAGTCGTTGTAGTCTTACCACTAGCCCGGAGCTTATTCAGGGTATCCTGAGCCTTTGTAACAGCTAGCTGGGCAGCCATCATTTGTGCCGGATTAGCCGGAGTCGTCCCTAGGCCAAAGGCTCCGGCCGCTCCAATACCTGCGAGCCCGGTACCTAGGCCACCAACTATCGTGCCCGCTAGAGCCTGGCCGGCGAACGGAAGTATGCCCGCAAGTGCGGCGGCACCACCGCCAAGAACGTATGGGTTAGTAAGACCGAATCCGCCGAATCCCCCACCTCCACCGGCAGCCTGTCCGGCGGCACCGCCCACACCGCCCATGCCAGGAATAATATTCTGGAGTGAGCCGAGTATCCCGCCACGCTGTCCGGCTGTCCCGCTGATATCAGACTTGAGCTTTGCTATCTCTGCGCGAGCGGACTTAGCATCAAACCGCACCCTGATATCAGCATCCTTGCTGAGTATCTTTAGCCCGGCATCAATCTTCCCAATCTCAGCCATTGCCTCTTTACCGGAAAGGTCTACTCCTATCTCCTTTGAGAGAATCTCTGTCATCCTTGCACGTAGCTCAGCAATCCTCCGGTCAGCCTTACTAGAGTCGGCATCGATCTTCACATCGGGCAGTGTCTTGAGCGCAGCCTCTAGCCGTTTCTTAAAACCTTCCGAGAAAGCACCGGCATTTTCCGCTCCGGCCTTAGCCATCCTTGTCTTGTTACTGCCAAGACTCTGTACAATGCCGCTTGATATATTGTTGCCTACCTGCTGGCCGACTAGCTGAGAGGATGGTACTAGCTGGGCCTGGAGAGAGCGCTGCCATCCTCGGGCATCCGGTACAACGCCCACAGAGACGGAGCCTACAAAAATGTCAGCCATTACTTACCTCCCCTAGTCATCTGGTCGAGTTTAGCCTGGGCTTCCTCATCCGGTACGTCCCGGAGCCGTGGGTCCATTCGCCTTGCGTCCTCTAGCGATATGACACGGAACTGATGCTTACGGATTCCTGGCCGCATAACTGGGTCCGGCCGCTTGATCTTTGTCTCGGAATGGGCCTGGGCGTACATCCATCCCATATTCCGCATCTCATCGATTAGTGTAGCGATAAGGTTCTCCAGATTACTCCATCGAGCCTGTGACGGATCACCAGAGCGTGTCGCGAGGACTTCCTCTGCCGTACCGTTTCGTATCGCAGTATTCAATAGGCTCTCCGGTGGCAGGCCGTCGATGAGAGCTAGCATCTTCCGCCAGGTAAGCCCGCTATTCCTCCGGTAGAGGTCAAGGAAGTCTAGATGGTAATACCTGGCAAAGTCTGCCTCTATCTCCTCCTGGAACGATGCCGTGAGCCAGATGGCCTTCTGGATTTTCCCATGTTAAGCCGGGCCTGCCTAGCGCATTCCGCAAACACGGCTTCCATCTGGTAATTCCGGAGATCCGCATCTAGCCAGGTCTGATACTCTGTATCGTCCTCGATCACCTCTCGCGCCCAGACCTCCCATTGGCCCTGAGTGGCTGCGGACATTGCGGAAGAGGACCAGTCGCCGGCATGGAGGATGTGAATTACCTTCCCATCCAGCTTGACCGTAGTCGCCTGGCCTAGAGCCTCGCGACGTAGCTCCTCATCGAGGAGGTCAAGGTCAATATCAACCTCTTGCTCCTCGTCATCATCGTGCCGGTCTACCGGCCCTAGCGGAGTAGCCATCACGTAAAGTAGGCCGTCATAGACTTGCCATAGTTAATGGCGCGCTGAGCGACTGCGTTCTGTGCCGTCCCGATTGTGCCGGGATAGAATGTGAACGTAAGGTCCGTCATGATAATGTCGCCCTGCTGGACCTGATGGTTGCCTCGCGCCGTTACCTTCGCGAACGGGGCATACAGCCGCATCTGCTTGGTCCCGTCGATACTGTCGAAGATAAAGGAGTAACGATTATCGGCCGGTGGGTCCGGGATGATATAGAGCGCGGAGTTGGCCGGAAGAGGCGGTGGCGGAGTCGTGGCCGGCTTGAGCGGAGAGGACGCTACCGGGAAGATAGGCACGTCATCGTAGAGCGAGAGGACGTATGGATTTGTCGCCTCTAGGAAGATGGACTGGACCGTCTTGACGCCACCCGTAAGGATGGACCGGACTGGCGTGAGGACGCCTGCGGCCGGAATATCCTTGATTGTTTCGTCAAGCTTAAAGATATACCCGGAGGTATCGGCCCAGCCACAGCACTTGTAGGTGCCGGTGCCAAGGGTAGTTGGGTCCTCAAACCCTTGTGGCGGGCTCGCGTTGTTCGGCATGCCAACCCATACGACCACATCTCCGGCCGCATAGAGGAGGGTATTGTCCTTGTAGGTTCCGGTCGCAGGAGGAGTCAGGCCGTAGGTCCCGGCATCGAGTGTCTGCGGAGCTTCCTGCGTTTTATCTGGCGGCATTTCATTCCCTTCAGGGGTGTATATGCATTTCGTACGTTGCGGAATAGCGGACTAGATCAGGGTTAGCCTCCGGTAGTGAGCGAGGTCCATTAACGGTCGTGACGTGCTGTATAACTCCATTCATCACTTGTACGCTCATAAGCGACAAGATATCACTCTGTATCGCGCGAGCGGCATTCGACACGGAACCGACCTGAGCTTTAGGGCCAAATACATCAATATCAATAATCGGGCTGTCAACGCCAATGTTACGGTTAGATCCACTAATACGGTGAATCCTCGCGGTAATCACCGGCACCTCGGCCGGCATGGAAGTGACAAAACGAATGCTAGGCTCCATCGGGACAAGAGCGTACATCAGCACACTCTCCGCATCCGGGAATTCCGGGACTAGGTTAGGCATGCCTGATCCTATGCTGCAGGAACGAGGCAATAGCTAGGACGTGATACGGCTCGCGTCCGTGATGACCCCATTCGACATACAGGGCTTCCGGAGAGTCATTCCAGACAATAGCCTCTGCCCTATCATGCCTCGCTCCTCCGTGCGAGTGAACGCGAGTGTGGAAACTTGCCTTGTACCGGCCAGGATGCTTATCCCTAACGTCAACAGGAGCTATCGCTATAGCCCTGAACTTTATCTCCTCCGCTATCCGGAGCATTGCCTCCCGCATGAATGTCGCATTAAGCATTCTCTCTACGCCACGATGGTCCGGGTTGAAATGAACACTCATACTGAAGCTCCTGTAACCTTAGAAGCCCGGATCTGGGTAGGCCCATAGTGCCCGGAGAAAGGCGACTGATACTGATTCGGGTCACCATGAACCTCGTACTTATTCCCATTGATCAGGAATGCGTCTAGTGGGCCAACAACGGTACCGGCCGGGACAAACACGGTAATGTCCGTACTAACGTGCTCCGTCCACTGAATGTCCTCGGTACTAATCGCCGGAGCTACGACACAGAATGGGACGTCTGACTGAACGTCTGTATAAACGTCGTTGCCGTACTGGTCCTTGGTAGCCGACAGGACACGCTGTATCAGGGTTATTGTCTGTGAGTACGGAAGCGGGTGCATCAGATTCTCACCTCTATCGTCCCGGCTGGCCGGCGGAAGTCCTTGAGCGCAGTAGCCATACCCGCATCCATTAGAGCCGCATTGAGCCCGGCTCCGGACGTACGACGCATCGAGTAGGAGTAGGGGCCAATCGACTCACTCTGAAGAGTAGCCGACATCGTAGGCGTAGCTAGCTCCGATATGATCGCGGTACAGAGGACGGCTACGGCCTCTAGTGGAGGATTTGCATAGCCGTAGTCATACTGCACCGCAAAGGAATCGGAGTACCACGACGTCAGGTACCACATGTACGGCAGGTTGATGATGCCACTCTGGTACGGTGACGGAATGGTAATCTTATCAATCCCATCGAATATGTACCAGGAAATAGTCATATCGCCCAGGAGAGCCGGGTTGCCTGACTTCCACACGACGGAATTGACTGCGGTAACCGGACGATTGCTAAGCCGGATCTCTCCGGCATCCGCCACGAATATCTCAGTAAGCCCCACCTCCTTCATGAAGTCCTGCCGGCAGTATCGCCGGACAAGCGCAGAGCCGTCGCGAAGCAGGGCATCGATCCGGGCTGCCTCTACCTGGTTGAGATTACGGCCCAGCCTATCTACGATATCGTCCGGGCTCGCGAGCGTCGGCAGCGTGGGATCACCGATTCTCATATCCCTCTCCTTCCTGCCGGGCCGTAATCATCAGGTTCATGGATAGCAGGTGACGATGGCTGAAAGCGGTGCCGCGCCAGTACCAAGGCTGGTAACGTTGCTACGGGCCTGCCTTGTACGGTGGTCGGAATTCGCGTAGCCCCAGCCGTCACCCTTGACAGAAGCCTTGACGGTCCAGGTTGTACCGTCCGGACTTGTTTCCAGGTTAACCGTGCTATCCGGAGCCGGGCTAACGACTCGCAGGTAGAACGAGCCATACGTACTACCGGCTCCCGCGTCGATAGGCGTAGCCGACGCACCAACAGCCGTATGCGCCGTCTGCTTGTAATTCGTCACGGCTTACTCCGCTTTGCGTGGAGCGCGCGAGCGAGCCCGTGTCCGCTCGCTTACCTCGCGCTCATTGGCTTCTTGTGCGGCCGAATGCGCCTTCGCACTCTCCGTCTCCTGCGGGTTGTCAAGCTCTGCTTCCGTAGGATCGTAGGCGAATGAGCCAGTATACGGATACGGAGGAGCCTGGATGACGTTGAGCGCTGCCGCCGTAGGAGCGGTTGCGCCGACTGGCAGGACTGCGCCATACGGCCACCGCTGCGGGTTCGTCCCGGAGATAACGGCCGACGGCTGCATGATCGTGACCGGGTTGACGGTCGCGTACGCGAGCCGCATAGTCATCCGCATCGCCACGGAGTCCTGCTGCATGAGGTTGAGGATGACCTTGCCGGTGTCGTCGGAGATAACGCCTTCAGTGAACATCTTGAAGGTGATATCACGCCGCATTCCGATGATCGACTTAGTAAAGTCGCCGCAGAGCATGACGGCTCCGGTAAGGCCCATCTGCCAGGACCCATTGTTGACCTCGGACATGTCGTAGCCGTAGAGCGTCCCACCGGGAGTATCTGTCATATCCGGCTGGTAAATCGGGACGCCTTGCGCGGAGCGCATACCGACCAGCTGCCACGACATTCCCGGCATTGCCGCAAAGCCGTTAACCGTATAGCCGGTAAGAGCCATCTGCTGCGCGAGTTTGGCAACGTCCTGGCCCAGGTCAACGTTGGTCCCCTGGATGACGTAGTGGCCGGACTTACCGGCTCCGGTGAAGACGGCTTCGCCCCAGGTCGTTGGCTTGTTGATCCCCCAGAGAACAGCCAGGTCGATGAGCTGACCCACAGCCTCTGTAATGCGAGGCTGAACCTCGTTCCAGAGTGGTACGTCCGCGTCATCCAGATAGGCTTCTGGAATAGGAACGATGTAAAATGCAGGCGAGTTCTTCTACAACCATGACCACGTTCTTCCACTGTTGCATACTCGTCTGCTTCATTCCTGTATCACCCCCAACCCAATATGCGACCGGGAGGACATCGAGGACGGGCATGCGCTGGGTCTTGGCGGACAAGACCGTTTTGTTCATCAGGGTAAGCGCGGCTGAGGCCTTGGGCGCTTCCTGAATGATGGCCGTAGCTAGAGGCTCCGGGACGAGTGGATCAGAGCCAGTGGTGGTACGGCCGATGTGTGTTCCATACGTCGGCACGGTTTGCCTTTC